CGTTTTAATGTCAGGTATGGCCGTAACCAATGGACCACGACCATACACTTCTCCAGCAACCTTCATGTAGCGAGCCACGATCCACGGAGAAGACTTCATCCGACGCTGCAATAGCGTTGATTTACCTTCCGGCCAAATAACGTGATACTCATAATCGCCACGATCAGGGTCAATTACGGTCGCCTCAACCAACTCGATTTCTTCTGTCGGCTTTTCTCGAATCATGTATTCAAGTCGTGTTGGAATTTCAGCATCAACCCAATGCTGCTTAATCGCCTCTGCCTTCATCCGCATTCGGCGGTACACGTTATCAACCTTGCCGTGAGCGCCCTCTTCAATGGCCACCAAATATTGAGGGACAGCAGTGAACCTAATAGGCGTGACGTCATCTCCCGGCTGCACTAGCATAACTGCCGTGCCAACAGCCAAGTCCATCAAGAACTCGCCCATCGCAAGATCAAAGTTGCTCTGCCTAAGAACGGCAAACATTTTTTCAGCGTAAACGTCTAGCGCCGCTTGAACCTCTTGACGACGCGCCGCAGGAATATCCTGACCCGGCTCCAAGCGACAGAAACGACCATACGGAGGGAATAATCCAGACTGTATGCGGTTCGCAAAACGCTGCGTTGCGTTGATTGCAGTAGAATCAAAAACCCGCGCCATCTTGTTTTGGCCCGGCGAACCACCGCCCTCATAGTAGCCGTCATAAAGATTGCGCTGGGGCAAGGCAAATTCATAACAATCCTCATAAATTTGACGCCAGTTATCCTTGCGGCGCTGGGCAATATCGTGACGCTTCATAACCTGTTCAGCAGTGAGCATTATGACTTTCCTTTATTTCTCTTGCTGATCGCCGCAGCCTTGCTTTTAGCATCGGCCTTAGAAGAAGCGCCCCACGCGCGCAGCGAAAGAAGCAGGCGCGTGGGACGCCCTTTCTCGTCGCGCTCCGGGCCGGGCATGGAACCCATTCGCGCCAAGAAAGATGCACGCCTTGGGTTGTCACCCGACTTCACTGGTGCTTTCAAATTCATTCCCTGCTTGCGCGCAGAAGCGCGGCCCTTTGCGTTAAGGCCACCTTTAGGGTTCTTGCCCTCTTTGCGCTGCCATGCAGGGGTCTTAGCCACGAGCAGCCCTCATATTGTCAATCAAGTTAGGATACGGACGGCCAGCTTTCTTCGCCGCACGCATTGCGGATCGTTTTTGCGCTGAGGTAAGAGACTTGGGCTTACCCAAATCTTTAGGCCGTTTTTTGTCCCAAACTTCCTTCTTAGCCATTTTTCTTAGCCTTCCCAGACTTTGATAACGCAATGGCGACAGCCTGCTTCATTGGACGCCCTTCTTGCATGAGCATCTTAATGTTTTGGCTGACAACATTTTCAGACTTACCCTTTTTCAAAGGCACGTTACTTAGCCTTCTTTTTCATCATCTTGGTTTTCATATTAGCCTCAGTAACACGTCCACCATACTGTTTGGCATATTCTTTTGCAGCAGCCATTCCAGCTTTGCTATAAGCAAAGGTGCGCGTTTTTCCGTCTTTAGTTACTACTTTTGGCATCAGCCTACTCCTAGTGTGGTTTGCTCATCGCCGCCGCCAGCGCCAAGCCTGCCGGGACTCAATAATGCACGACGCCCACTGCGCCTAGCCCTTACGCCAGCCGCGCGCCTACGCGCTTCCGTGTCATCCACAGGTTGCGGCTCTACCTTTGGCTCAGGCGCAGGCGCGGGTGCAGCCGCTTTAGGCTTGCTTATAATGCCACCCATTAGCCAGCACCCAAGGTCGTCTGAATGCCCATTTGCGGATTTTCGCGCTCAGAAGAAAGCAACATGCGCTGGCCACCCGTTGCTCGTGCGCGACGGCGCGCTGCAATCTGAGCCTTCTTGCTGCGCTCTTCTTCTTGCAGCCTAGCCTCTTGTCGATCCTGTGCCTCTTTAATAGATGGATCAGGCGGGGGCGACTTAGGCGCTCCTCCAAATAATCCGCTCATTCAAAAATCCTCGACATCATTAAATAATCAACACCGCTAGGGCCGTACTTTCGCAAAACCCCTTCTCGACTGAACTTTAACATCCTAGCCCATCTAATTGCAACTATATTGCGTTCATCCACTGTTATTTGAAGTCTTCTTAGCTTTAGAGTAACTGCAATTTGATTGAAGTATCGCATTGCACCCCTGGAAAGTGACACTGGAACAACGTCGCAATGACTGCTAGTCAACATCCATGCCTCTGCTACGCCCGCCCAAAATTCATTAACACCAAAGCAACATACCATTTGCCCAGTACAAAGGGCAGTCACGGCATGGCCCGACGCCTCATATGATTGAAGGTATTCTTTAAAATTCGGCAATTCAGAAAAAAGCCTGCGGTCGAACTCGCGCAAATGCATTGCATATGGGTGTGCCCAATGAAATGGAACAAACGAAACATTTTTGTTAGTAGTGATTGACCGCACCAAACAAACGCCCTATATATTCATTGTTAGAGTTTTCCTCCCTGGAAACTAAACCCCGGCGATTAAGCGCCGGGGTTCTTTTTTATCTCCCTGACAATGCCATTGGAAACTCCAATAATACCCATGTCTTGCAACCTCTGACGAGCGCGCATTCTCCTAGTCCCGCCAGCATCGCGGGACATTGACCGATGCTTATCAGTCCATTGCTTGTGAGAAACCTCTGAACATTCTCGATCTATGAATAATTGTCGCAACGCCTCTAGGGCGCGGTCCTCCTCAATACCCAAATTGATTTTTGAAGAAAATTCAGCATCATCCTTGCGGCTAAGAACAATGGATGAATCGCCAATCAGTGCAATTTCTTCCATGCGGAATGTCATGTCATCACACGGCTCTGCGTCCTTTTGCTTCTCCATCTTCATGGATAATAAATTCTCAGCACGAGCAACGCGAATACTCGTATCTACTGCGCCCAACAAAGCCGTTGAACCACGCATCCCACGCGCAACATCTTTGCCGCTATGGTGAATGCCCATAAGAGCGCAGCCAACATGCTTCTTAATCGAATCACACGAATCAATAAACATACCCATGTCAGTTGCGGAGTTTTCATCGCCGCCAAGCAATGCCCTTGCAACAGTGTCAACAAAGACGGCGCTAAACTCCATACCAAAGCTGTCAATCGTTCGCATCAATTTTTCAACTTCATCCGGCTCTCGAAGGCGGACAGCCGTTGGCAAAACAAAAAATGGCGCGTCAATGCCTACTCCATGATAAGCCTGCCATGCGTGTATACGCTTTCCTAGCCCACCTACGCCCTCACCTGCGATATAAAGCACCGCCCCCTGCGCTGACGCCTTCCCTTGCCACGCCTCACCATAAGCCATACTCAAGGCCATATCTAAAGCTAGAAAGGATTTGCCAGCCCCAGGCTCACCGTACATCACGGAAAATCCATGTTTCGTTAAAACATCCTCAATGCACCACTCAACAGGCGGCATGGAACGAAGGAAGGATAGTGAGTACGTTTGGAAAATATCGTCGCGTTGAATTTCAACGTCATCGACTTTTGGCTTTTCAACAATTGGCTCAGCCTTTTTGGCCAAGATCGTTAAATGCTCAACTGTATTCCCAGCGTCAAGCCAATCACAAATATCACCCTTTTCAACAACACCGGGCAATTCAACCATGCGGACAGACTTCGCAACGTTTGTTAGTTCTGAGACAACGAGATTGGCGTGCGCCATACCAGCCTGGTCATTGTCTGGGATAACAACGACGTTCTTACCCAAAAAATATTGCGCTAGTTCCGGCTTCCAGTTTTTTGCGCCGCCGTGATTTGTAGTGGCAATCTTGCCCTCCCTAACTAATCGGTCTGCGCACTTTTCACCCTCAACAATGTAAATTGCCTTCTGGCCCGCCGACATCACCGCTGGCAAATTGTACGGCAAGGGATCAACATCACGCATGTTATTGATCCAACCGCCATTCCCATCAGGTTGCCTTTGGCGAAATGTTTTCGGCTCAAACCTCTGCACCTGATAGGATAGAACGCCATCAGCGTTGTAATAATCGTAACACTTAGAAACAAACGAGCGAGGCATGATCGCTTCTTCTGTTTTTTTATCTATCCCAAACTTACGCTGCAATATGTCCGCAATACTAGAAAGCGAAGCACCTTCACGCGACCTAACCAAGTGCGTAACGCCGCCACCCTCTTGCTCTTCGTGGTCAAACCAAGTGCCCTTTCTCAAGTCAACAGACTTGGACCCGTGCGTTCCCCACCGCAACTGATGTCGGCTCGATAACTTAGCATTCGGCTCCCCCCAATAGTGGCGAGCCACCTGCTCCATGTAAGACCCAATATTAACTGCCATTTAATTCCTCCCAAAAGAATCGGGGGTGCGCCCGCGAAGCGCACCCCCGGCACCAGTTAGAAAAGTTCGTCGTCATCAGTCGGCGCGGGGTCCGACTGAGGCGCGGGGTCTTCAGCGGGGGAGGAATCGCCGAAAACGCCTGGGTCATCAACCCATGACACGATTTTCCAAACGGGTACCTTAAATCTCCGGTCATTATTTTTAGTTGTAATGGTTTCTAATTTAGGAACTTCAATCACCGGCAGCTTACCAGCGTTTGCTCCACGCTCTGCCTCATACTTATTGTGAAGCGCTTCCATAGTGCGGACAACGGTTTTGGCGCTACTGGAAAAAACACGCATGCCAAGCGTTTTATTATAAAGGCGAACGCGAAAAGCCTTCTTGTGATCCTCTGTCGGCTGCGCTGGCTTCTTTTCACCAATACGCACCATGACAAAATCTGGAGCGCCAGAAGCAAAAGACAGCCAACCAACCTCAATATTCTCAAGGTCCATGATGAACTTGAACGGAAGCTCTTGCTCAACGATATCCGATTTCCAAGTGCCATCAGCTTGCTGCTCTCGATTAACGGCCAGAAACTCACCAGACGTCGCATTAAACTTAATGATCGGCAAAATATCTCCACCCGAAGGGGCATCAATTTCCAATCCCAATGACATTTTCATTCCTTTCTATACAAGGGTTGCCCGACGCGAGTATTTCTCGCGCAATCATGCAATACGCCTCAAACGTAACGTCCGCGTTGTATTGCCATCCATAATCATCTTTTCCACCAGACATCACCACAAAAGCAGCAACTGGCACGCGGCAGATGATAGGCCGTCGATCAAAGCGATAAATTAAACTTGGAAGCAACCCGGCAGCACGGGCAGCAGAACACGCCTGGTCCCACCAAGAATCCTTGGCAAGATACCCATCCGCATACCGCTTGCACTCAAT